GGCTGACGGGTAGCTTCTCGCCACGCCCGACTGACAGATTGGGAAACTTCTTACGAGGCATTACAAGCCTTCACCCGGAGTGATGTACAACTCAGGGCTATCACTCTCAGAAATGACAGATACATAAGCAGGCTTAGTCGTACTGCACTGAGGGCCAGTAAAGACAAACATTTGTCCCGGTGGAATGGGAATACCGTATGCAGCATTGTTCCCAGAGCCAGTCGGGATCGCCACATTTGCAGCAGTATCCGCAATTCTGATGTAGACAGGGTTGCCAGTGCCATTGGTCTTCTCATGGCTGACAACAAGGTATTGGTTCGATGGGCTGTCTGAATAAATGGTGGCAACGTTGGCAGTAACCGCATTAGCAGTTAACTGTATCGTCTTGCCCATCGGCTGAAAGGCGATATTGTTAGCCATTACTTCTTCCCCACCTTGGCGTTTCCGGGCTTAGAGGTGGGCGACTTCTGCTGGTTGTAAGAATCACTCCAGCACCATGTGCCTACAAAGCCTCCCCACGGTTGAGTGCGGGTGGGACGAGGATTGCCATAAGCATCCATCGGGGTTTCAACCCTCTGAGGGCGAACACGGGACTTCTCAGTAACTACCGTGGCCTCTACCTTACTCATCTGTACTTTCATGTTTACGCCTTTCCTTGATTGCCGTGGGGATGAACACAACTACTGCGAAAAACGCTGCCATAGCCATTCTTTCCCAAGTGGGCTCCGTCATCACCCAACAAGCTAATCCGAATGTCATGGATAGACTGAGAATAGTCAAGAGCCTGTCTCCAAGAACCATGATGGCTAGCCGAATCACCTTCAACATCTGTGCATCCATAATAACTCTCCTTCTTAGTGTTGTTATGATGCACCATTGTACTACTCCTCATCCTCGCCAGTAAACGCTGCACCCCACTCCTCATCGGATGCTTTCTGCTTGATAGCCTCTAGTTTCAAGGCTCTGTCGATGATCTTGGTCTTGTCATTCAGAGAGGCAGTAGGGTCAGACATAGTTGACTTGAGCAGGTCAGAAATGGCCTTCTCTAAGTCAGGATTGATCCCGGTCTTTTTCTTACTCACCGGGTAGCCTTCCTTGCTTTGCTTTTACGGACAGTTGAACGTGCGGGGGTAGGGATGCCAGCAGTCTCATTGGCAGAGTTGCGGCTTGCCTCTTTATCAGCAGCACGCTTTTCCTTCTCGTTCATCTCATAGTAGGGTTTGGTTTTCATCTTTTTGCCTTCCGCTTGTATTTACGAGCGCTGGCAAGAGCCATAGCGACAGCCTGCTTTTGTGGCTTGCCACGCTTCACCTCACGGCTGATGTTCTCGGAAACGGTTTTGCTACTAGCACCTTTTTTCATCGGCATGGCTACTCCTCCTCTTGCAATGGTCTGGTTACAGTTCCAGCAGCGATAGCTTTTGGAGCAGTCGCTAGGCCGGGTCTTAATTTCAATAACGTCTCTGGTTGTCCTGCATAAAATCTCTGTACAGCACGGGCTGGCCTTGAACGCAATCCAGTCACAGTAGAGGCAATGTCAGTACCCGTTCCAAGAACTTTGCCGAGAACGTCTTGACCTGCCAGAGCAGCCTTGCCCTCAGTCTCCCACCGTGCCTTGAGTTGGAGTTCACGCCCTAATTGACCAAGTTCATCAATATCGTTTCCTGTGCGGCGCAGGGCATCTCTTTTGCCACGCAACATATCGCCCAGTTGGTTCAGGCTGATGTTTCCTTGCTTGATGCCACCTCGTCTTTGCAAGTCTTCCAGAATGATCGTATTGCGGTATTGGGGACGCAGAACAGATAGTTTCTCGGCAACTTCTGGATGATTCTTGGCTACAGAGGCATCAATCACATCAATCAGGTTGTAAATCTCATGTGCATCAGAACGGCTGGTAGTAGACCGGGCACGCTCTAATAAAGAAGTCCGTAAGCGCTGCAAAGCCTCCCCCTCAATGCCAAACGTATTAGGCTTGGCACCGGGGCCAGAGGCAAGGTTCCTAAAGTTGTTGATGATGTCATCGGCAGTGCGGGAAACGGCAGATGTGCCAGAAATGCCGGGAGATGCTGCCTCTGCCACCCGAATGTTCTCAATGGCTTGCACCGCATCTGGATCAATGCGGAAAGTTTTGCCTTTGTATAACTTGTCAAATTCGCCACCAAGAGTCTTCAAGCGACCACGGATGAATCCCTCGCTTATCTCGCTTGCTTCTTTTCCTGTAGAGGCAGAAGCCAGTTTGTTGGCTAGGCTCTGATTCTTAGCAGCATTGAAGGTAGCGCCTTTGGCTGGTGTAGGAATGTCAGCACGCACTTGGGCGGGTGATAGTTTGAATCCAAGGGATTCTGCTTTACGAGCAATTGCCTCACCCGTCTTGCTTGGGGTTCCCAACAGTACTTTGGCAGTTCCTTTAACCGCAGAGGGGGTAACCGGCAACATGCCACCAACAAACTCACCAATCTCTTTTTGTGTCTTTAGTTCCTCTCCCGGCTCTTTGATGCCAAGATAGGACAACCCTTTTTTGGCCTCCGAGATGGTGGGAAATATCGTTTCCCTGCCCAAGAACTTGTTTTTTGGTTCGCCTTCATCACGAAATCCAGCAAAACGAGGAATATCGTATGCACCAAACTTTTCAAGCTCACCCAGTGATCCTGCTAGACCTGTGACACCACCATAGGCCAGAGCACCCAACTTTTGCGCTTGTGTTGGCTCACCGGGGTCAACAGTAGAGCGCCGCCGAGTTTTTTCCCAATCCTCTAACCGTTTTAATTCGGCTTGTTCTTGGTCACTGAGCGCCACTTTGTTTCCTCCTCAATTCTTCCAAACGTCTTTGCTTTTCAATATCCGATCCACCACCAGCGTACTCAGAACCCTTTTCAACCATAGTCTTCCTGCCCCTGCCAAGCGCATTGAGAACGTCCTCGTTGGTGTACGGGATAGCCCTTTCGATGCGAGAAACAAGAACTCTGGCGCTGGCCTCCTGCTCTTTGGATAGCAGTCCAGATTCGATGAGAGGCATAATGTTTTCCACAGCAATACGCCGCATATCTGACAGCTTGATAGCCAGAGTGGAGGTCGTATCTCCGGGTTTTGGAATCAGTTTTTCCATCTGAACAGCCAAGCCTACCAAGCCAGTAGCGGCACCAGACGCTTCAATCGCTGCCAAGTTACGAGCAACACCAGTAAACAGGACTTCCATAGCCTGCGCTTCTTTGCTGCTAATCTTTCTGCCAGCAGCATTACGAATAGCGTTAATCATGCCATCCTTAGTCTGTAAGTTAGGCAAGATTCCAGTTGTCGTTCCAGCAGGCAGACTTCCAATGTTCTCTAGGGCAGAAGCCACGCCTCCAAGGGCGTTTATAGAACGTTGAGCCATGAATCTTTGCTGGATTCCTTTGGCAGTTTCCTCTTTTTTCCTGTTGTAAGCGATTTCCAACTTTTCGGCTTGCGCTACATTCTGCTCTGCCTGTTTGAGCGCTTCTTGATCTTGACCAGCCTGCAAACGGGCGGCGATCACACCATTGTCCATCAGTTGCGCCTGCTTGATCTGCGCCCTGCCAGCCTCAGTTCTCATGCCGCCAAGTTCAAATCCAAGTTTTAGGTTCTTGTAAACTTCTTCAGAAGTATTCTTGTAAGCAGCCAATTGCTTTTCAAATTCTTTCATGTTTCGGTCGAACAAGTCTTTTCTCCCCTTGTTCCAACCTTCTACAGCACCATTTAGAGCAGAAAGCGCACCCATTCCATGCCCACGCCCCTTGCCTCCAACAGCAAACGAGAGGGCAGAAAGGACTGAAAACATGGTCGCAAAGTCATTAAAGTTCTCTTTAGTAGGCTCTAAATAAGGCTTCTGTTCGGCAAGTTTTTGTTGTGCAGCAGCAATCTCTCTCTCTTGGGCAGCAGCACGATCCGTAATCATCTTTGCTTCTTTGCCTAGAGCCTCGGATTCAGCACGTTCCGTTTCTCTTTTGAACGCCTCCTGTGAGCGAACAGACTTTTCTCCCGCCTCCTTCAGACGCTTGTAATCAGGCAACGGAGGAGGTGGGCCTAGACGAAAAGCATCAGGCGATACAAGCTGCTGAACAGCTCCGGTATCTTTGGTGGGTGTCGTTTCAGCCATTTTTAGCCCTGAGTCGTAGTCGTGGTGGTTGTCGGGCTAGGCAGTGCGCCTGCTGCTCTCATCAGATTTGTAAAGTAATTCTGAGTCAGGGTATTGGCATCCTGATTCATCCGATAGGCATTTTGAATGGCAGTAGCGTTATAGGAGTTGGCAGCACCAATCAGACGCACACCATTGTCAATGTTAGTCTGCGCTAACCTTTGGACAAACTCTGCTACACGGGCTTGATCTTGAGCCTGTGCCGTTCCACTTGTCGCACCACGCCTAACCCTAGCCTGAGCCTGAGCAGCCTGTAGCGCTTGTACTTGTTGCTGCTGCGGGGCAGTCAATGTACCAGCCTGACCTGCTTGCAATAATTGCTCACCAGTCTGACGAATTGGTGCAGCCATTCTCTCCATCTCAGCACGGGTCTTAGCCGCTTCCTGACGAGCCTGACGAGCAGCCACCAATCCGGGTACACCAAGTGCGGCAGCAGTAGCAGCACGGGCCACTCCGGGTTGCTTGAGGAACTCTTTAGCCTGACCACCAATGTCAGACAGGGTGTCTTGGAAACTGGGTTCATACGAAAAGGTTTCACCCTGCGCTGGCAGACCGGGAACTCCTGTATATGGAGATGGTGCTGCACCGGGGATTACACCGGGAACTGCGTAGGATTCACCTATCTGGTCAAAACCGAAATTTTCTTGGGGCGGGGCAGAAAGTTGCCCCCCACCCACTTGGGGGGTGGGTTGCCCAACAGTACCAATATCGAAGTCACGGTCATACATAGCAGCACCGTAAGAGGGTTCAGGAGTGCTTGTATCGAAACTTTGACCAAGATATTGCTCTCCGCCAATATCGTAAGCGTCCTCATAGAACTCTTGCATACCCGTGTTTGGGTTAATAGTTCCAGAGCCACCAGCGTCTTTAAGCAAAGCAGCCTCACGCTTGTTGATGTGAGCAAGCTGAGTATCGCCACGCCGACCCTGCAGTTGCAGAACCTCTTTGGCTAAATCATTTAGGGTCATTCCACCCAATAAGGCCGCTAATTTGCTCATACTTATCCTCTCAGAGTCTTTCTACCCCAAACACCAGTTGCTTCCTCATCCTCACCACCGAGGATTGGCGCACCCCGTGCAACAGGGGCAATACCAGTAGAAGAAGTGGGAACAATAGATACCGGCTGGAATAGACCAGTCGATGTCAATGCAGAGGTAGAGGTGGGCTGCGAACCTCCATAAATTGAATCTGTAACGCCTCTAGTCAAAGCACTAGTTAGTAAGGACTCACCTGCTTTCACAGCCTCTTTGCCAAACTCCTCTGTAGGTGAGGGAGGCTCAGGCAGGGTTGTAGCGGTGATGCCAGTACCCTGAGCGCCACCCATGCCGGGAGCAGTTGTCTGGCTTGGAGGGACAAATGAATAGTCCACAGGCGTAGTCCCAATATCGCCAGCAGCAGGCAGCTCTGGAACTCTAGGCGTAAGACCAGTCTCACCACCGGCTCCGGGCGTGATACCCGTCCCTAATGGCTCTGCAAACTGATCTCCTACATAGTCAATGCCCTTCTTGATACCAGAACTAACCGCACCAGTAACCGCACCTTCACCAACATCACCACCCGTTACGGCACTTTTTACCGCACCGGCAGTTGCCGATTCAATAATTTGTTGTACAGCAGGGTCTACAGCACCAGCCACTTGACCGCCTACTTCACCGGCTACTTGACCACCAAGTTCAGCACCGACATAGGATTTGGCAATGTCGCCCATGTCGCCACCGTTGGCAGCGCTCACAACGGCTGATGCAACAGGAGGCGGAACCCCAATAGCGGTCAAAGCAATTGTCTCAATAACCGGCAATGGGTTCTCAATAATTGCTTTAGCGGTTTTTTCAACTGCTCTAACAACGCCACCCATTATTGCAACCCCACTTCCACGATTTGTGTTGGAACCATTTGATCGCCCATCATGCGCTCCCCCATCTTGACCTGTACGGGGATGCCTGCAGAGTTGGCTATGTTCACTAGATTGGTATTTTCGGTCTTGGCAATGCCACGCTTGAAGCCTGCTTTCTTCATGGCCTCCATCAAGTCTTTTAGACTATTGAGCAACTCTTTGGGAGAGTCTGCAGTCAAGATGTCGAACTCTACTGTATCTTTTGGCGTTACAATCTTGTAAAACAACAGAGTGTTTCCAGAACGCATAATTCTGAACTGAGGTGTCTTCAAAGCCGACTGCATACGCCCATAGAGGTCTTCAAACTGATCCTCCTCACCAGTACGGCGTAGACTTTCCTGTACAATTTCTTGAGTAGAAAGACGAGGTGCCTTACCCTGTTCTTTCTCTAGCAGTTTCATTACGTCTGGTTGTGCCATTATGTGAGTCCCAGTCTTGTTATGATCTGTGTATGCAACAAATAGTGGTTATTCAGCCAATCGTAAAAATCACCCTCTTTTCTCCAATCTGTATCTAACAAATTGATCGGGTTGTCAAGACCAAGGGCGGCTGAAATCGCCTGATGCTCTTGCTGATGCGCCAATAGCCAATCATCCACATCTGTTGGGTCTGCATCGGCTATTGGGTACTGCGGTATGACTATGTTAGCGCCTGCTAACACATCCTTAAAGAGTATGTGCTGCAGGTAGTTCTCAAACAAAAACCTGTTGAATCCCTCATCATCTCCATACTGAACCGTAGCTAGGTCATCGAGATTCATTATGCGTAACCTCTTGTTCCTGTCTTATCTATGATGAGTGCTTGCTTCCTCGGCTCCTCTCCTTGCTCTGGTATTGAGAAGTGCGTCCAGCGATCAAACTCTCTAATAACTTGCTTGAACGATATAGGAGAAGCAAGAATCGCCCGTACCACATCGTCTGGCCCGCCAAAAGACGGACAAACAAAATCTGCTGCCAAGCCCTTAGTGTGGTCAGAAGTAGGTTTTGAACCGACCAGCCGATTGACCTCCGGGCTACGATACGCCGAGGTAACATGTATGGGCCTCCCCCCAAGCAAGACTCTGATCTCCTCAAGAGCCATTGCAAGCCGCTTGAGGTTGTCCTCTACGTCCTCTGGCGGAGTATTGTCAATACCATGACGCTCCGCAATCTCTGAAGCACTCAATTCCTCTAAAGTAAAGTGCGGAGTCAGATAAGTCATTTTTTCTGCCACCCAGTCACAATACGACTACCAAACAAGAAGCCAAAGGAAATATTTGCCGCCTGCAATGCTATCTCTTGCACCTTGGCATCGGTGCCTGTCAGAATGGTTATGATTCCAACGGCAATAACAACTAGAGCACCAACGTAACGAGCAGAGGCCCGAAGGTCAACAACCCATTGGCTAGGAGTGCCAATAGGAGTATCCAGTCGAGCCAGTGCCTCAATACGCTTGATTTCATTCTCATCTAACTTGATCTGCTCATCTATCGTTGTTGCTCTTACCCCGCCAAAGAAACGGGCAACCACCTGCTTGATGCCTTCAACACCAACAGGTACTAGAGCGCCAATGATAGTTTCCGCAATCACTTGTCTGCCTTGTTACGCAATTCTTTATAGATGTCATTGAGCATCGTCTTGATCTCGTATATGTCATCTTTATAGTCATCACGCTTAACATAGTTATCAGTTAAGTTGCGTTCTATTTCTCTTTGATTGTGCTGAAGCAGTTTGATCTCATCCCAGACGGTTTTTAGTATCCACCCACCGAGAACGCCACCAACACTAAATCCAAGATTGATTAAAGTTTGACCATCCATTTATACCCCGTAATAAGGAATTTTCTTATTGGTGCCATTAATAGAAACTGTGATGTAGCCTTCCGGGTTCAAAGGAAGACTTGGGTCTGGCATCGCTGCCGTATTTGCTGTAGTTGCAGAGATGTTAGCGCTTACTAACGTAGCTGAATTGATGATTACACTATTGACGTTACCGCCTGTGATTGCCACGGAGTTGGCGTTTTGAGTAGCCATTGTTCCGAGGCCGGATACATTAGATGTAGAAATGGCAATAGTGACATTAGAGGCATTGGTGATGCGCCCTTGTGCATCAATGACAACCTGCCCGACTTGTGTTGCATTGCCATAAGTGCCAGCGGTTACTGCCGTGTTAGCCAAGTCAATGGTCACGTTGGCATTAAGCTGTCCACCACCATTGATGCCTGTTCCGGCTAGTACAAAGGTGGTATTAGGGGTAGCTCCTACGTTGGCTGCGGTTAGAACAACAGTTCCAACCTGCCCGTTCACAGAAGTTACCGCATCTGTATTGTCAACTTTCTGCCAAACCGTGCCATTAAAGATGGCCCAGTCACCAATCTGCCAGTCGGTAATACCATTCAGGTTTGTAGTACCGGCAACGCTGACCACATAGTAATCACCCTGAGTTCCGGTGCTAGAGACAAGCGTAGGCGTGTTTGTAGAGGCGTTCCAAGTGCCCTTATAAGTTACTGCCCCAACACCACCACCAGATGATGCAAAGCCGCCTAACGCCTTTAACATGGTTTACTCCTTACAGCCCATCACCGGGCGTAATGTACAAGTCTGCTGTGCCAGATGACGTAATTGCCGTGAAGTACGCATTGGGCACAAAAGACAGAATCTCATCCGTCTGAGGCAGCAAAGTCAGCACCGTTGTGCTGTTAGCACCAGCGCCAGTCGGAATCACACAATTAGTGGCTGCGTCAGCGGAAGTCTGCGAATAGGCCAGCCAGCAAGCAGTATTGCTCGACAGGTTAATCACCCGGTACTGATTGCCACCAACCGTAAAAGATGGCACCTGAACAGGGCTTGGTGCGGTAGTGGCAGCAGTCAGCTTGACCGTCTTGCCCATGGCGGTAAATGCGTTAATTCCCATTGTCTTCTCCCTTAGGCCAATCTTGTGATTCAACAACAGCAATCAGCGCAGGCACATCAGCGCAGGCAGCAATCGCAGTCTCAAGTCTGTTAGCCTCGGCAATCACAGCAGCACGATACGTTTGAGTAGCAACAGGAATATCCACGCCTCTTTCTGCCTTACGAATCACCATCCAATCGGTCTGTGCAAGCATCTTGCCAGCCGTATCTTTGATCTGAGCAATCCATTGGGACTTCATACCTTTTTGGGTATATGGCTCCCTGTTTTCTTCTTCAGGCGTAACCGTGATGTCTTCTAGCTGCTTGGGATTATTTACACCCCAATAAAAACGCTGGTCATACCAAGGTTCATTAGGCTCAAACGGGTCTGGATCATTGTTTTCAACCACGCCTAACTTTGCCCGTACCGCAGCGTCTAGCAGGTTTTCATAGCGCACACCGTCTTCACGGATGTACTCTTTTTTGATGTTGATTGGTTTACCGTTCAATTGAAATGCCATGATTACCTCGCTAGATAAGAGATTGCTTTATTCAGATTGTCTTGGCTATCTTTGAACATCCCAAGACCACGGTTGCATAAGTCACACAATAAGCCACGAACCTTACCTGTTGCATGGTCATGGTCAACTTTCATATCTCCAACTTTTTGCCCAAACTCATAGGAGCAGATAGCGCAAGAATTGTTTTGACTTTCAATCAATGCAGTTTTTTGCTCTGGCTCAAGATTGTATTTGTGCTTATCAAAACACTCACGCTGATAGCGTTTGTACTCTACCGAATCTCTATTCTGAGATAGGCCATGTTTAAAGTTTGGACTGTTTACTCCTTTGCGCCTTTGTAAACATCCACATGACTGCGTTTTGTTTTGGGTCATGTAACTATACCCAATAATCTTTTCCGTTCCGCAGTCACACTTGACCAGATATTTATAGCCACCATTGGCAGTTTTTTGATCGGTCAACTTCAAAAGCGTAAGCATCCCAATTTTTTGCCCGCTTTGATTTTTGTGGAATCTACCTTGTGGCACACCTATCTCCCGAGCGACACTTTAAAAGCGTTTTCTGCAAATGCTGCGTAGATGTATGTAACACCAGAAGCATTTTTGTTTGCACTTGTAATCCTGAGTTTGAATCCATTGCTTAACAAATCGTAAGATGGATCAGAACTTTCTGCATTACTTAAACTTGGATACAATTCAAGATTAGTAATGTTGTATGGATTTCTCGTTGTATCGTCAATAATCCAATGCTGTGCCGTTGTAGCAGACTTCACAAGCAAAAACCTCGGCCTAAACCCAGTGTAAACAAACGGCCCATCAGCACTACCATTGCCGGTGTAACTTCCGAAGGCTGAGTAGCCCGCAACAGGGGCGAAGCAGTAGGCTACTGCCGTGGACGTATCTCCCATGTCGGTTGTAAACACCGTTGATGTTGGTGCGGCTTTGACGCTATCTGCCTTAGAGTTTGTTGTGTTAAGGCTTAAATAATCATAAGACCCATCAATAATTGTTGTGTATGTATACCAATCATTAGTGGTGCTTCTTTTCTTGGTAATTATGAACTTAGGAGCAACCCCCAACCCATGACCAACTGTAGCGTCACCATTACCGGCATTAGTCCACGTCACAATGGAGAACCCAGCCGTGGTGTTAGCAGATACTGTCGAGGTGATAGTGCCAGCAGTGTTGGTTACACCTGCGCCGTTTGCTTTCCAGTTCCATGCGACATAGGTTCCGGCGGAATCGTTTTCAATTGTGTTTCCCTGACCAGCCGGAAAAGTAAACCCGTCTGATGTAAATGCCGAAAAGATAGCCGTTGCATTTGCTTCTGCATCGGTTGAGTTTGACTTTAATCTATATCCAGCGCCACGAACTGCATCAAACAAACAGTGGTAATAACCACCGGCTTGATTTCTATTTTTTAACCATACGAAGTCAGGTTGAAAACCAACGCCCGTTACTGTTTGTCCTGTGTTACCGTTTCCGTTATAAAGCAGAGTATTAAAGTAATCACCACCATCTGCAATCGTTGGATCAGGCAAGTTCTGCGTACATAGGGCCGAAAAACCAGAGGGCGCAGTGTAGGCAAAGGGACGTTGACCAAAATTTACAATGCCAGCCGAATTGTTAGACCCAGCAGCGGGGAAGTAAATGACCCCAGTAGTAAGTCCGCTAAACGCAGTTCCAAGGCTCACACCATTCTTGTAAAACGTCAGAGTTCCGTTGTCCGCATCAAAGGCCACGCCGACAATGTCAGTGGTTGAACAAGAAGAACCGTACGATGTTGCGGTGTTGTTATTGTATTTGTTGCCGGAAGTTCCAAACCCCCATCCATTGGCGTCTCCACCAAGGTATGTTCCAGTGCTTGCAGAAGCATTTGCAATTCCAAATATCTCTTGGTCAGTGCTAGTTTTTTGGCCTTCCCAGTACCACTTGCCAGACGAAATTCCGATGGTGGCTCTTACTGAATCGACCGCACCATTTGATACTGAATAATCAAGGTTGCCGTTGGCAAGAGTTACGCCGTTACCCTTATCCAGCGGATTCAACGTACAGTAATTCCCACGCACCTCGCCGCCAGCACCAGTATCAGTACCATACTGAGTAGGCGTATCTACCACGGAGTCATTACCAGCACCAGCAGTCACGCTGAAGTTATTAGGTGTCCAGTTGTTGCCGTTGCCTGAGTAGTCTTTACCAAGCGTTGTGCTGGTAGTGCCACTGTTATCAGAGAAGTTTAGGTAAAAGCCATTCGTGCCGTATGTGCCTGTGTATTTTTTAGGCTTCCATACGCCAGTCACAGGGTCAGTCTCGCCAAAGGATGATGGGGTTAGTGCTTGCCCGTCAATGAAGTTGACTTCGGTGAGGTAGGCATTAAGGTAGTTTGCAAAAGAAACACCAGCACCAAGCCTATGTTGCACGGTTCCGTTAATACCGTGAGATGTTGCGCTAGATGCTGGGTCATTGGATGTTGAAAAGGCCGTGACACGAACGCCGTTTACATATACTCTAATTCGGTCTGCTGCGGTTGCGTTGGTGGTGTCCCAAACAAATACAATGTGATACCAAGACGAAACATCACGATATACCGCAGTAGTGTATTTATTACCAACCACAGCACCGCCATTACGAACATCAAAAATCAGGTTATCGCCTGAAAATTGCATAACCGTATAAGTGGTTGTTGCCGTTTCTGCATGCATCAGGTTTTGAGTGCTACCACTTCCAATAGCTGCTCGCTTTACCCAACCACTCCATGTCCAAGTTGTTTGGTTACCAGCAGACGCAGGAGTCCTATTCAAATACGCAGAGTCAGCAGAGTTAAACCTCAGGCTGCGCTGGATTTGGTAAGCACCGGCAGCAGCTACCGGCCCTTCACCAAGCAATAATTGTTGAGAAGCAGTCATTAGGATACGTTCCCTGCAATCACACAAGCCGTATTGGAAATAAACAATACCGTAGCCACGCCACGGGTTGCCACGTTTACACTTGCCTTATCTGAATCCGTACCGGCAATATATGCCGTAGTAATCGTACATACGATGTTGGCATTGGCATTGGTGTTATTAAAGATAGACACCACATCACCAGACAGAAATACGTTGTCTGTAATGTTGATTGATCCACCAGAACCAATCGTTACATAACGCCCTACATCTGCCTTTGTAAGCGTGTAAGCACTTGTCTTGCTACCAACATCAGCAATCGCCCTCACATTGCCATATTGGTCAGATACCGTAGTCACCGTCACATTGCCTGATGCCACGTTAGCGTTCACTAACGTAGCGTTGTTAATGGTAGTGATCGTTCCACCGAGGCTGACTGCCGTATTGCCAATGGTGACATTAGAGTTGGCTAATTGGGCATTGGTGATAGCGGGGCTAAATGTGGTCACATTTGCCACATTGATGGTGGCTGTGCCTGTAACCGTGACATTGCTAAAGGTTTCAGCCTTACCACCAGCATCATTCATCAACTGGAAGTTAGTACCGTCATACATGACCGCTACGATTGCATTGGCAAGGATGTCACCAGCAGCCAAGGCCGAACCATCCGTCCTGACAATGGATTGCGTACCCTGAGCGTTCACATTAAGGGTAGAAGCACCCGTATTGGTGTTAGCAGCCTTAAACTGGAACGACAAACCAGCCGCATACGTTGTCACCTGACCACTGATCGTAATGGCATAGTTATCCGCTAGACCAGTATCGACTGCGTAGTTAGAATAGGTAAGCGCATTATTGATAGCGGCACTTACATTAGAGAAGTTGTTATCTAACTGAGATAACGGTATGGCAGTAGTTGCCGTGGCAAACGTATTGGGTATGGTGACTTTAGCGGTCATGGTTTAGTACCTCGCTCTCAATTCGTATTCAAAGTTCATTCCGTTGTAGATAAAAGCTGCACTATTGGAAGTCAGCGTCATACCAAGATATTTCCCATATTGTTGTGCATCTGACTTATAAAGGAAATACCCTGAGTTGATCCAGTCAATCTCTGCATTTGAGTTGTTCACCCACGGTATCGTGACATTGTTAAGGTTGTACCATGTCACCCCAGATGACAGCGTAATCTGACTAGATGACCTGTTCTCATTGTCTACCGTGGCATAACAGACCGCACCAGCCGTAGAGGTCAACTCCACCCCAATCTTGAGCGCCTGCTTGTCCCTGATTGGATCACCCATCGGAAGCAAAGCCGTCTGCACCGTGCTGGCTATCGAGGCACTGGTGTTGGCATACAGGTTCACAAAGTCATCGCCACGGGTGCCATAAGACTCAATTGTGCCACCCACAGGGCTGCTCACGATGTACTTGAGCGAGTCAGACTGATTGGTGATAAACCACTTCTTGTCAAAGAATATCGCCTGCACAAAGCGACTAGAGCCTGTGTAGTAGTTGGTGCGGAAGTTAAAGGCAGCACACAGGATGTTGTTTAACAAGACCTGACAGGCAGAGATGGGATAGTTAAAGTCAATGTAAGGGAAAACACCATCTAAGGCATCACTGATCTTGCTAGTCGTAGAACCCACTAGAGCGTACATGCCATAGCGGTTCATAAACAGGATTGACCGGAAGTAAGGGAAGATGGCATCTGGCAGGTCAGAGCCAATGGATGCCGAGATGTTGGTATTGCTAAAGAGCGTCTCACCATTGATAGAGGACACCCGCACATCAGATAAGACGTTAATGGAATCGCTACCAAAGACATACAAGAAGTTGTTAGCACTCACTAACTGGATGATGTTGCCGTGTAGCGTTGAGTCGGTTAGTGTGATGTTACCGGCTGATATGGTGCCAAAGTCGTTGTAGGAGTCAGCAGCCGAGTAATAGATGGTGCGTCCATCGGCAATCCAGACACGCCCTGAAAACGTAGCAATGGAGGTTCCAACTTGGCTGAAAAGAGTAGCTGTCGCATTGGCGTTACCGGTGCTAAAACTGACCGTCAGATTGGCAGAATTGGTGTATCCCGATCCGGCCTCGGTAATCGTTACGCTGCTTACCGTATTGCCTGTGAGGGAAGCAACCGCAGTCGCCTGTACGCCATTCGCTTCATTAGGGGCAGAAATCGTCACATTAGGCGCAGAAGTGTAGCCACTGCCGCCACTGGTTATGGTTACGGACAGTACACTGCCTACGCTATTGAGGCTCGTTCCATCCCATGTTTTGTAGCCTTTTATGGGGTCGATGAACAAAACACGCTCATTTTTCCACTGTGTAACCTGAACCCCACTGTTGGAGAATGTTGACGCATTGGCAATGTTGCCTAGCGTATTGCCAGCAGTCAGGTTGACATATTGCGATGCGCCATTGTCCAGCATGGCAACAATGATGTCTGAGTTGACATTAGCCAAATTGATGGAAGCCGAGAACATGGATACCACGTTGCCACTGAAGGTGACATTAGCCACGGTATCGGGTGCGGCAATGACCCGCATGTTGCCAAAGCCAATTGGCATGGCATTTTCAATGTAAGAGAACTCGTCAGCGCCAATAGCCGTTCTGTTGGCCTTGGTGTCCATGCCCTTAAAGTCTTTGGTTACATGGTAGCGCTTAGATTGTTCTGCGGATTGCGCCATGCTTACCTACCCATAGTATAGGTATAAGGGTTGTACATCCTACGGGTAAAGGTTGAGTTCAGCACCGCCTGAACCTGCTTGGCGTACTGCGCTTGGAAGATTTCAGCCTCTCCGTAAGACTGTTCTTGGTACTTGGCTTGATACGCTGCGTAGTACTTAATCGGTGATGTGTACGGGTCTTGGATCACTTCTATGGAGTTATCGTTCACCAAAGGATCGGGCAAGACCACCGTATCGAGTTCAGCTACATAAGTTTGATCGGGAACAGGCTGGATGTAGATTTGACCCTGCCCATACTGGGAGAAGGCAATCGGCCTGCCAATGTAGTTCTGCCAGTAGCGCAACTCGGTATTGAACTGAGTCCACGGGCGATAGAGCAAAGGAACCCTACTGTTTCCCCAGTAGAGGTTGACGTTTAGGGTATCAAGGTTACGAGTCGGGGTTTGAGCAAGCGTAGCCGTAGCAGTGGCATTGCCAGTCAAAGTGATCGTTGGGGTAGCAGAGTAACCTGATCCGGGGTTTGTAACGGCAATCGAGGCTACAGAGCCATTGCCATCTAAGACTGCAACTGCCGTGGCAGGAACACCAAGGGCAGAGTTGGGCAGTGAGACAGTTACGGTAGGAGGACTCGTACCATAACCAGAGCCAGCAGAAGTAATAGTAACGCTATCCAAATACCCATTAGGTAGTTGTGAGAGAGTAAAAGTCTCCACATTTGTAAGAAAGTTGACTTGACGAATATATCGTAGACAACCCGTATCCCTGACCACCCGTTCACGAGCGTCATTGATATACGCCGTAAGGTCACTATCAGACCAGAAGTTACCAGCCGCATCGTGAAGTAACCGGCGTACTTCTGTAATGTATCCAGACAAAGTTGCCATAACTTCCTCATATCATTTTAGAACTTCTACCCAAGAAAGTGAGTATTCACTCACCTTCAAGGGTTTCCATTCCCACCGGGGCTGGTAAGTGGCTATTTCCGATAACAAAGTTCTTACAGAGAAACGATGTCACCATACAGACTAATATCGCATGTGACTGCGGTATTGCCCGTTGAAACGTTTACATACAACACCTGACTTGTCTGTACGTTGGCATTTGCAGCAGTCGCTAGGGTAAGGTCTTTGAACCCGCCAGCAATAGCCGTAGCACCCAACGCAGCATCAGCGACAATGGCAGTGCCTCCACCGCTTGCAGCAGTGAAGACACCAACATTGACCGTTGTTGCAGAACCAGAGAAGTTCGACAGTGTGATGCGCCGCACAATGTACTTAGTCGCTTCTTGAGCAACTAGAGTGGTGATGTCGCCAGTCGAGGCAAGATTTGCAGCTTGCTTTGTAGCCAGACGAAAACTACCAAACGAGTTGGGATAGAGCGATGCTACATGATTAGCGTTCATGTCGAACCTCCTTTAGGTGTTGAACTGACCAGTAGCGTTAGTAGAGGGATTGACCGTCAGAGCAGTAACCGTCTTTGCGCCAGCCTGAGTTCCGGTCAGACGCACGTTGGTACCGTCAGAGATCACCATACCGCCCGTACCGTTGGCATACATGGTTGCCCAAGTATTTCCGGTAGAAGCAGTCTGGATTTCCACGTTCACGTTAGTGGTTGCACTAAGCAGATAGGTGCCAGCAGTAATCACGACAGAGGTGGTATTCGGAACCGAGAAGGTCTTGGTTAGGAAATACGCACCAGTCGAGTTAGCGTTAGCGCCCGAAATGATGATTTTATTAAGAGCCAAAGCCATTTTCTATCTCCCTTATAGTGACAGATAGTTGTAACCCGTGACCGCAGTCATGGACTTGGGCTTGGTGCTAACCAGTTCAGCAATGGTCAGAACAGCGCCAACATATCCAATCTGCCAGTTCGGTAGGGTTGACTCAAAACCGGTGAACGCAAACGAACCCTGCTCATGGATATAGAGCGACAGGTAGTTGTTGTTCAACAGGTACAGAGTTCCCTCTGGGCAGTAGGGGTCAGGATAAATGGGAACACCAGCAACCATCAGGGCACGGAAAGCAGCCTGTGCGCCATTAGGATCGCTAGTAAATGCGGAACCCGGAGTAATCACATACTGCTCTTGACCTACGAAGTCTTGAGCAAGCAGCGTCCAAGTACCGAATCCGCAAACGCCAAACGAAGGAACTTCTGCACAGTTCTTAACCGTACCGGAAATGTACTGGAGCAAGTTCTGACGAGTGGGGTTGACGGAGCCTGCGGCATAAGCCTTAGACTGCCACCAAGAATACTGAGACCGGTCAATGTTACCGTAGGTGCCGGTAGCGGAAACCGCAGCAGGCAGGCCGGTAAATTGCTGAGTATCGCTGGTGTTGTTGTACAGGGAGTAAGCCATTGAGTCCAGCATGACGTTGGTCGCATCGTTCATACGAGCCTCGATCAGGGGGACAATAGCGTAATCCTGCTGAACGGCACCTTCCATACCGAGGAACGGTACGGGGCAGATCATCAGTTTGAGGTTGAACTCAGCGTTATAAGCACCCTGCTGAACGCTCGGTTGAGCGAAAGAGCCAGAGTAGTCAGACCACTGAGCATTGACAAATTGAGCGCCCTGAACAGGGACAGTCACCGAAGACACACCGCCTGACGCTTGCTGGCTATTAGCTAGCAGAGCAGCCATTAAAGGTGTCGAGTTGTAGATTTGCACCACCATCTTGGGGATGAACGCTCTACGGGTGACATAGGTCAACTCGTTGAACTGATTACTTCCCGAAGCTGGAATGATGCCGCCGCCTATAGCCATATCATTCTCCTAAAAATTTAAGCCCCATTTACTTCTACAAACCGATTGGACGAGGAGCCTTACGCAATTCTTCAAAGGCTTTCATCGCTTCTTCTCTGGCAGCGACTACGGGATTCTTCATGTAGCCGTTGACATCAAACTGTTGCATGACTGGCTTCGGGAAAGCACTGGGAGTGGGAGTAGCAGTCTCCTGCATCCACTTCCAATAATCTGCCGCAGCGTCATGGTTGGTAATACCCTTTTCCAGCATGACCTTCTCAATGGCCTCAATGTCCTCAGAACTCCTAGCCTTGCCAGATGCTTTGAGGGCATCCCTGCGCTTGGAGAGTTCTTCACGGGCATCCTTCTCAGCCAGTTTTGCTTCCATCGCCTGCAACTTTTGTTCGTAAGTACTCGCTAACTTATTAGCGGTGTCTTCGACTTCAAGTTCAGGAATGGGAAGGTCAGGACGAACCCTTTTGGTCAAACGCAGAAAGTCTTTACGAGTTTCTTTGTTCTCAGCCAAGGTTTTGCTCAGAAGAGCGAGTTCTTCCAATTGTTCTGCTGTGTAGTTTTCCAGACTCATAGTTAGCCCCTTCCTAGAGTTAGATTACTTTTTTGGTATCACCGGGTTTAGAGAGCGTCATCTTGTTCTTAGCAGTCGCATCACTGGGACTGTTAAGACCACCGATTTCGCTAAACCGAGGTGGGTTGTTGATTTGCCCGTTTTCTTTCTTGTTGTCAACGGGGCCACGGATGTGACTTGCGCCACGGGGTTTGAACAAATCCATGATAAATCTCCTTTACATGGGTGGAGTGGGTTGACCTGCCGGTGGTTGTGGAGGCATCGGTGGTTGAACAGCCGGTTGAGACTGAACCACCTTTTGCTCCGGTGTTGCCCCCGCCGCTTGAGGCAGCGTTTGCATCATCTGAATAATCTCTGACGGGATGAGTTCTTGCGTCCGAGCCTCTGGCTTTCCAAAGACTTTCGCTAGACCCTTGACCGTATCCATGAGTGCTTTGCCCTCTTCGGTGTCTGAACCAATGGCAGGCAGGGATTGCTGAAGCAAATCCATCGCAATCTGGATGTTAATTTTGGCAGCGGCCCTCTCACCCTCTTTGGGTTCAGGCGTACTCATGGGAGAGCCAGTAGGAGGGGTTTCAGCTTCGGCAAGAGAAGACGGTGGCGTAGTGGGAGCCGCATTAGCGTCCCGCTTCAGTAGTTCCATCATTTTCTTGTCTTGTCCGTCCATAACACCCTCAGTTAGTACTTACTTACGACAAAGGTTAAAAAAAAACATTGTTTTGTCAAGGGGTGGACTAGCCACCCCCTGAATGGAAGCCCCGAAGGGCTACCAATTACTTGCGAGCCTTACGGCCTTTGCGAGCTTTGCGTGCCATGATCGATTCCTTTCAATAGCAGGGGCCACCTAGTTCACAGGGCAAGCAGCCATACCCTTTTCCTGATTAAGGAAACCTTTAGCGCCGTGTTTTCCGACCACGCTTCATTTTCTTAGCGTACATAGTCTTCTCCTAGAGAGTTAGCCCCTGCCATAACTGCGCTGTGTTCGGTCAGACTTTACTTGACCGATGCGTTTTTGAGAATATGTGACTGTTGGAGTCCTATCGGAGAACTCTCTGATGGATTTCTGACTCATACGGGGCTGATCGCCCACCATGCTGCCGCCAGTTGCTTGTTTTGCCATCATTTCACCCTTTGCATTGGTGCGCTCTCTTTTGGTTGAGCAGGTTGAGCGCCTCCTGCTTGTGGTTGCTGCGGTTGTTGAGCCATTTTTCTAAGGTCTTCCTTAATTAATTGCCTCAACGGTGGTTCCACCATATCTATCAACCGTTCTTTAGTCAATGCACCGGCCTTGAAGAGGTTAAATGCAAGCGAACGGCTGTCTTCCATAAAGATTGGGGAGTTAGAGTGGGCATCCACCTTCACCACAAAGTCTTTTGTGAACTGTTCAATGATAAACGGCAGGTTGTCTTCGTCCTTGTAGTGCCGGTTATCGTAGCGTTGCATCATCTTTAGGTATAGCGTAGCCACCTTTTCAAGGGAATCCTCGATGATGAGCGCCCGTTTTTTGGCTCTTGAGGAGCCTAGACGGGCTAATTGACTGGCATGTCCGGCAGAGCGCACCCCTGATTCCCCCCGTCCTTGCAGGACTGAAGAGATACCAGACATCTCTGCAAACATGTTATCTATCTCGTTAATCTCTCTAAAGGCATCATTTGGGATGTTTGGAGATAGTTTTTCAATCTTTGCGTTTGGCATATCGGTTGCAAGCAAACCACCAGCACGGTTAAGAGCAAAATCTTTCTCATCCAAGATACCTGTAAAGCCGATCAAGGCTGTTGGCGGGGACACCTGTTTGGCAAGCAAGTCCATGATCTCGCCCATGCGTTTATTACGCATGTCTTGCAGGTAGATCAGGCGTTGTACCTCAGATTGACCCCAGTAGTAGTCGTATTGCGGGTTGGGGCAGATTTGAACAAAGGGCAACTCACCTTTGAGGAATAACTGCTCACCCGGACGGTCGTAGATCACCACACCGGGGTCTGCAACCGTAAACACCCGATAGTCATTGATTTCATCATCAAACACCCACAACTCGGTCATTTCCACCGTGTCTTCAGCCACATTGGGCTTGTACATGTTGGTGCTTTGCAAGTCTAGGTTGACGTTGCCGTACATGACTGGGTTGATCTGAGAGGTAATCAGACGGGAGACACCTTGAGGCGAATCCGTCCTTTGGTGGGGCATGTAGGTAATCTCTTTGACGATGCGATCACGGTCTGGGTGGTTGTAGAGCCTAGACATCAACTCAGACTTGGTGATGTAGTACTTTTGTGAGATAGCTTCTTGACGATCCGTGTAGGGAACGTCCTCACGCAGCACACCAATGGCTCCGGGTTCTACGAAGAACGGATGGACGCTATTGCGCCACGCCAGTTTGATAAAGGTGCTGTTGTAGCAAAGCGCCCAAGTCAATGCCTCGTTAAACACCATGTCTGCATTGGAGTTAAGCCATTCGTCAGACAGTGCGGAGATAAGGCGAGGAACTTTCTTATGCTCATGCTCATTGACGGTAGCGCCCAGATGGACGTTAAAGCGGGTAGTCTCTGCCGAGTAGAGGAAAGAGACTAACTGGTCAATGTGCGGGTAAATCTTGTTAAAGGCTGCTGGCGAGTCATTGGGTGCAGAGCCAAACAGGAAGTAATTGCGTAGCGTGTTGTACGTCGTTTTGCGCTGCTCAACCGAGATTTCGCACTTGCGTATCAGGTCAAGTACAAAGAAAAGTCGGTCAGCATCTTTTGACGGTATCCGCATTACTTGTCAATCTTCAAGTTCTGATGATCTGCAATGTACGAGGCTGTTCTAGGTTTTGTCAACTGTACGCCAGATTGTTTGACAGCAGCCAGACCATTGACATTCTCACCAGCAACCGAGCGCACGTTGTAATTGCCAATCGAACCGGGACTTCCCCAACGCACAGCAAAAGGATTCTCAGGCTGCGGCTTGGGTTGGGCAAAACGAGGCGGCTGCGCCTCACCCTCACGGGCACTCTTTATATCCGTCATATTAAAATCCATCGCTAATTGCTTTAATGTCTTGTCACTATGCTTAGTCTTGTCTGACTTCATAGCAACTGGTGTTAGGAATACTTGAGAGATGCCATTGGTGCATCCTTGTGGGCATTGTGCTGTTTTGCTCTCAAAGTATCCGTGTTCTTCGCATTTCCATTCTTTGATTACCATTTTGGCCCCTTTTTTGGTAATGCTTCCAAGTGTTCTAGGAAGGTTGGTTTGGTGTAGTCACGCCTGTTGACAATGCCGATGTCCAGCTTTACGCCATCTTTGGTCATTACAAAGCCCATGTTTCGCTTAAAGGCTGGTTTGGCAAAGCGTCTGTATTCGGGTGTAACGGTTCTATCCCAGTTCTTGTAGACCGCTATTTCCCCGTTTTCCCAAGATTTGATGGTCTTGGACACCCGAATTTGCATCACTTCTGAGATATTGATGGTCTCTTGTAGGAAGGCTTTGCGGAAATCCCGCAGGTCAACGCCTGCCATCTCGCAGAAGTTCTCTAGGCTAATGCCACGTTTCTTGTCAGCAGCAAAGCGTTTGATGATTTTGACAAGTTCTACTTTGGAATAGGGTCTATGTTCCATAGCCAATGCGCTTTAGATAGTCGGTGACATTCCTCTGATAAGCCATCTGGTCAGCAGTCTTGTCTTCAATGGGTGCCTGACGCTCTCTGGTTAACTTGCCTTGGATCAGCCTTGGTTGTAATTGTTCGGCAAAGGCAGCGCAGGCCAAGCCTGTAGCCATCACACGGTCATCCTTACCTCTCCCATAGGCAGCAATCTGTGAGCCATCACGGGTGATTGATTTCATCTCATCTAATAAATCCATGCTACTGACCCTTAACATGCCTCGCTCAAAGTAATCCTTGAAGTAGTTAAGCATCCTCTCTTTGGTCTGACTAGTAGTCAGCCAACCAAGGCTATTGGAGATGCCGCCAAGGGAGTCATTGCGCCGCCAGAGGTAATACTGCATGTGCGACAGTACATCGGTAAGCGCCTTACCATAGCCTCCGGGCATAGCAGTGGCTAGACGCTTTAAGTTACGCATCTCGTTGATAACTGCCTGCCCACCACCTTGAATCTCAAGGTTTAAGACCGAGTTCTTATACAAGCCAGCAAGGTAGCAAATTACCCAAGCAAACTGATAAGTGTTGAGTTCAGCAGTGGCAAATTCTGCCACCTGATCCATACCATCTGCGTAGCATCTATAGACCTGTATGCAGAAGCGGTCAGCCCAGTCTGATGAGCCGTAGGCGGGGTCTGCACCAATGACATAGTAGCCATTGGGTTTGGGTTCTTCCCAGATTAGCAGGGTGGCTAGACGCTCTGTAGACTTGATTAACTGGGTGTCTTCAAAGTTCGATCCAAAAACGAATCGGTAGTGATCCGGTACATTCTTCTTTGCAAGTTTCGCAGCGTCCGTACATCGAGCCGTAGAGAAAAAAGATGTTCCCGTCATTATGAAAGCATAGTCTTCCGTGGGCGGGAACTCCTGATACATCAAACTCTCGTCTTTCAGTCCTTCGTGCATCTTCCATCGCCACCAAGCTATCTGGCGTGAGTTGATCTCCACTCCGTATATCTTCTTGATCTCTCTGACCCATTCTTTTTCCTCGGAGTTAAGTTTTCCATCCCAGTACACTTTGTAGATGTTGCTATCAGCATTGACTGAATAAAACTGGTTTCTCCACCAGCCACAGAAGATAGCCTTCTGAGTCTTGGCCCTCTTAGCCGTCACCCACATGTCGTGGAACATATTAAAGCCACGGGCGGTACTCTCAAACATGTAATAGCGCAGCGGGTTAGTCTCTGCAAGAGAAGCAAGCAGGGACGCTAAACCCTCCTCATCGCCCCATGAACTTGTCTCCGTGCCATGCAAAAAGGTGATCCCTTTGCCCCGACCAAGCGAACCCTTGGCCCTCAAACCAGCCACCTGATAGAACAACCTAGACCTGTTCTTCAGAACCAATTGATTGCGGTTATGACTGAGCAAAGGAATCTTGTACTCTTTTGGCAAGCCATCCATGTACATCTGCAAGGTACTTCTAAACTGCTCCCTGTTCTCCTCTGTATCAGTTGTCAGGGTGCCTTGCATACCGGGGTGCAGGAAGTGCCAATAAAGATCAAGCGCAAGACTGATGGTGGTGATACCAAGCTGCCGTCCTTTCAGGACTATAAAGAAGTGAACCCCATCATTGAGTCCCTTGCCCACCTCATCCATCACATAGGTCTGGCTTCCAAGAAGCGTGTCTCCAAGGGTAATCATCCCTCTTTCCTTGGATTCAATCTTTAACTGCTGGCAGAACTTATAGAACTGCTTTATGTTGAATTGGTGATGGCTCATTTACTTTAGGTGTTGCCCAAGGAAACGCCTTGGGATGTTGTTGTCTAGCATTGGCATTACCGGGAGTAAACCAACCCTTAAACCTTGGGAAGGTCTTACCATGCAGCCGATACTCACTGGTGTACTGCCCTGTGCAGCCATACTTGGGAAAAATGGCAGACACATACTGATAAAACCTAAAGTCTGTCGTGTACTCATTGCTATACCAAACATGACCAAGAGTCGTTAAAACCTTCAACGAAAAGGCATAGCAAGAAGTATCCACAAAGCCGGGGCGACCATCACAATAGTTCCCATAAAAGCCAAGAGAATCACAATCATCATGGCACAGGTACTCACCATCCTCACCCACAATCTTGCGTAAGGAATACGCCCAGTCCAAACCATTTTTCTGTATCAAAGCCATACAAGACTCCACATGATCGGAGTCATAGTAATTATCCTCATCTAAGAAAAACACATAGTCAGCATTGACCAAAAACGATGAGGCCGCATAAATGCGATGCCCATTAAACCCATTGCTCCCAGTGTTCTCAGGCAACTGGTAAACCTTCAAATGCGGATACTGCCTCGTAATCTCATACGCCTTAGACCAATACTGCTTACCATCCACAAAGACATAGTGATCCACCGGCACACTCTGATAGCGCACCGAATAGATCGCCTTAGCCAAATACGGATTACCCGTGGTCGGCGTAACTATGGCGATTTTCATCTTGTAAGGCACAAGCAATCATCTGCCAAAAGAAAGCATCCCTCTTGGCCCTGTCTAACTCCGCCCTCATCGAATCAATCTCCTGAGCAGCAGCTAAACACACCAAAGGCTCCCTCCTAACATCAGACCGCAGGCTCTCCAAAATATCCGTAGCCATAAATCCCTCTCAAGAAACCCTCCACACCCGCACACCATCCCCATCTACCCTAGCCACAAACTTCCTACCCAACCTCTTATTAGCCCGATAGTTACTGTTACACACACTCTGTAACTTCACTCCCTCTACCCTAAACGAATCATTCACATCTAACTCCTCGTAAGGAAACCTGCCAGCCTTCTGGCACTCAGGAATCGGAACATTCTTCTCTATCTCGTACATGTCAGCCTCTCTTAAATAACAACTACAACCACACTATACACCACCACACCAGAAACACAATTTTTCTTATGGGGGGAGGACGTTGGGGGGCACGCCCGCCACGACTCAAAGTCCAATGTAAGTAGCCACTCACACACATAGCTGAGTTAGTGTGCGCTCACTACCCATGACCAATGATGACTACGCAAGTTAGTGAGTACTGGCCGACATGTCGATGCCCAGTACCCAATAGGCAAATATTGCCGAGCAGGGAGTTGCTAATCTAAGTTAGTATCCCCTCACATATACTTATCTACAGTTATTATTATACTTATACACATACATTTATTATTAAATGTTTATTAATAAACTATTATTACTATACATTTATTAATAAATAGCATAAACCATGCCAACATTTAAAGAATCTAGTTAGTGAGTAGTCACGAACCAACGCTAATCTATTGATTTTATTCATTGTGGATAACTTTGGCACGATTTTCTCACATATATATGTAGAGGGGCACAATTTGTAGTATGCTTCTTTTCACTACCTAACCTATGAAAGGAATCATCATGTTATTGATTGATAAGACATTCGAAGTAGTAACAGAAGAAAGTGCAGAGCATGGGGAAGTAGAGGATACTGGATTCTCTGCTATCAATGAGTCAGTCTCTTTTCGTGAGCTAGTCTGCATGCTAAGAGAGCGATTCATTCACCCGTCACAATCACCTGCTAGCCGCACTACTCGTGTCTGGTTCACCAGTGAATCAGAACATGATTACAGGACTGGCGAATATCGTGACGAATCCATCCACTTTAGCAGCGACAATCCAGTCAGGAAAGCGAAGTATTGGATTAAAGCGATGCAGTGCGCTGGCGTAAGACTGTCGAATAATTGAAACGTCTAACCCTATGAAAGCGAGT